CAGCACTTCAACGCCACCGCGATTCACACCCGCCACGGCAAGTCGCGTAGTAACGTCTGGATGACCATCACCGCGCAGCAGCTTATCAAAGCGCCATCGGTGGAGGTCTGCCGCGAACTGGCTGTTGCCGCGCCGGAAAGCCGCAAGATAACGCCGAAGCTGCGCGTGTCGTTTCAGGGTACGGAATACGACGTCTCCACCGTGCCAGATGTGATGGTGGGTGAAAAACTGATGATCACCCGCAATCCGTGGCGCAGCGATGCCGCGCAGGTAGTGCTCATCGGTGACGATGGCCACGAGTATTTTCACCTGGTGGAGGAAGTCCGCAAGGACGAATACGGCTTTGCCGAAGGCGCGGCGGTGCTGGGCCAGAATCACAAGCGCCACGCCGATACACCCGCGCAGACTGCGGCTAAACAGATTGAGCAGATTGTTACCGGAACAGATAACGAGACGGACGCGGCTGCGGCGCGTAAAGCGAAGGCGCTGCCGTTCGGCGGCAGGCTTGACCCGTATAAACCCATCACCGACAGCGAACTGCCCGCGTTCCTGCCGCGTCGTGGTCAGGATTCCCCGGTACGCGCTCCACGCGTTGAAGCCCGGCGTCTGACTCACGTCGAGGCGGCGAAGGCGCTGAAAGCACGGTTGCCGGAATGGAACGTCGCACTGTATCAGGAACTGGTGAAACGCTGGCCAGAAGGCGTGGCGGAAGAAGAACTGGACGCCGCCGCGCAGCAGCTTACCGCCCGAGTGCAACTGAACGTAGTCGGCGGTTAAGGGGGAGTTATGCAGATTAAACAACAGTTGCGCCAGCGTGGCATCACTCAGGCAGCAGTAGCACAGGCTACCGGAGTTTCCGCAGCGGTTATCGCGCAGATGGTTAATCACGGCCTGTGGCCGAAAACAGAAGAACTACGGGAGCGCATCAGCACATTTTTTGCAGAAAAAGGTATTGAACTGAAGGAGGCGCAGACGGCGGCCACCGCCTGCACCGGTACATCATCCAGTGAGGACGAAAATATGTTACTGGCAAAACAGGTATTAAATCCAGCGGCGAAGAAGCATTTTGGGTTGTTCCGCGACCCGTTCGCCGATGAGGTTATGCAGAGTGCGGACGACGTGTTCACCACGCCAGATATCCGCTACGTGCGTGAAGCACTGTATCAGACCGCGCGACATGGCGGATTTATCGCCGTAGTTGGCGAATCCGGCGCAGGGAAAACCACGCTACGCCGTGACCTGGCTGATCGCATCAACCGTGAAAACGCGCCAGTTATCCTCATCGAACCGTACATCATTGCGATGGAAGACAACGACGCCAAAGGCAAAACTCTGAAAGCGGCGTCGATTGCCGAGGCCATCATCAACACCATCGCACCGCTGGAGAACGTCAAACGCTCGCAGGAGGCCCGTTACCGCCAGTTGCACCGGGTGCTGAAAGAGTCGGCCCGCGCCGGGTTCTCACATTGTCTGGTTATTGAAGAGGCGCACTCGCTACCGGTGCCGACGCTCAAGCATTTGAAGCGGTTCTTTGAGCTGGAGGACGGCTTTAAAAAACTGCTGTCGGTGGTGTTGATTGGCCAGCCGGAGCTAAAGCTGAAACTTTCTGAACGTAATCAGGAGGTGCGCGAAGTGGTACAGCGCTGCGAGGTCGTCGAACTGCTGCCGCTGGATAACTATCTGGAAGCGTTTCTGGCGTTCAAATTTCAGCGTACCGGGAAAGGTGTTTCCGAGGTGCTGGATGATAGCACCGCCGATGCTATCCGCGCCCGATTATGTAATTCATCCCGACGCGGTGACGTCAGTCTGCTTTATCCGCTGGCGCTGGGGAATCTGGTTATCGCCGCAATGAATCTGGCCGCTGATATCGGCGTGCCGGTGGTGAATGCGGATGTGATTAAAGGAGTGTGAAAATGGTATTTCACAAATTAACCGGAAAGGACGTGATGCAATACCGCAAGATATCGCTGGCTGACCGTTTTGTATTATGGGCCAGCGCTATAACTACACTGATTTTTATATTCATAGCCTTATTTAATTAATTCAGGTCGCAGAAAAATGCCGTCAACCCGGCAGGCTTCGCACACCCTGAAATCACCCTGGAGACTATTTTATGACTGAAAAAACTATCCCCGCAGGTTACTGGCAGGACGCCAAAGGTTGTCTGGTTCCCGAGTCTATGATCAAGCCCATTGACCGCGCACGCGATGCGCTGGTAAAGGAGATCGTCGCCGACGCAATGAAAATGAATGCTGAATTACTTGAGTTTAAAAACCGCTGTTTTGGCGATATACAGGCGTTTATTGATTTGTCCGTTGAACAATATGATGCCCGCCCCGGAGGCAAGAAAGGCAACATCACCCTGCATTCATTTGATGGTCGCTACAAGATCCAGCGCCAGATTGCCGAAAACATCGCCTTTGATGAACGGTTACAAGCCGCCCGTAACTTGATTGATGAGTGCCTGCATGAGTGGACGGCACAGGCCACGCCAGAGCTGAAGGTCATCGTGGAGAAAGCATTCGCAGAAGATAAAGAGGGCAACATCTCCACCGGGCGCGTACTGGCGCTGCGCCGCTATGAAATTACCGACCCACGCTGGCTGAAGGCAATGGAGGCCATTGGCGAGTCGGTGCAGGTGGTGAACTCAACAAGTTACGTGCGGGTTTATCAGCGTGTCGGTGATAGCGATAAATACCAGCCTGTCGTGCTGAATATTGCGGGGGTGTGAGATGGCGACGATTAAATGTGTGTACTGCAAAAAAGAAGTCACTGAACTGGATTTTCAACAAGCAAGCTTATTGCAGACTGATGAATATAAGGAGTGGTGCGTAAATTTAATTTTGCTCTGTCCGCACTGCGAGCAGGCTTATAACGCCTTTATTCCCACTATGGAATTAACCCCGGCAACGGAGGTAGGCGCATGAAAACGCTTATCTACCGTGCAGCCTTACGCAAGTGGGGGCCGGAGAAACAACTGGCGAAGCTCGCCGAGGAAGCAGCCGAACTCAGCGCCGCAACCGCGCGTGGTTTGACAGGCTTCTGTGACGAAGCTGTGCTGGCGGATGAAATGGCTGATGTGGAAATCATGATCGAACAGTTCCGGCAGAACGGTATGGAAAAGCTAATCGATTATCGCAAAGCGAAAAAGCTGGCGCGACTGGCTGAATGGTTGGGGGTAGTAAATGATGATGTTTGTTAAATGCCCGGCCTGCGGGAAATATGCCGAGAAAGAAGTACCGTTTCGCATTGGCGACAAAGTGAGTTTTGCCTGGCAGCAAGTATCTATGAGCGCCCGTAACACTCGCATCAGAATAACGACAAAAACAGGGAAAATAACCAGCGTCAATAATGATTCAGCGGTTGTCCGATCTCGTGGCAAAGATTACTGCCTCGATAAAAGCTGCATATCTCCCGCAAATGAGCCATCGGTATTAACCGTAAGGATGGTTGGGATCTGCCAATGTGGTGACGTGTAGCCACATTGATTATCCAGCGGTTGTGCCTGTCATAACCGCCTCACGGAGGAATGAATGAACAGAGCACAATTATTGCGGGTTATCCATGTTGCCCGGCGAGAGCTGCGACTGGATGAGGCTACGTATCGACAATTACTTAAAACACACTGCGGCAGTGAATCGTTACGGGTAATGAGCGACTCACAACTGGCTAAGGCTTTCGCTGTGATGAAAAAACAGGGCTTCAAAGTCACATCTAAAGAGCCTCCTTCCTATGATAAGCAGTCTGCGATGATCCGCGCGTTATGGCAGGAACTGACTTCCAGCGGTACGGTCAGAGATGGCAGTTTGTCGGCGTTAAATAAGTTCGTACAACGCCAGACAGGCGTCGCCCGGCTGGAGTGGCTTAACAATCAGCAGGCCAGCCAGGTGATTGAACAACTGAAAAAATGGCTGGCACGTGTCGGGAGGGGAAGATGAAAGAACCGCAACAGCCAGAAATCTTTGCTGACCTTGCGCACCACGTCGCAAACACATTGAAAGAAATGGTTGGAATGGAAGATGATATCGCTGAACAGATTGCCGTCGCTGTGGCTAATCACATGATGCAGGCATGGGGCGGACAAACCATTTACCTGCCCAAAGGCATGGTCTTCATGACATCGGCGCGGGACTATAAAATCTGGCAGGAGTGTGATGGACGCAACTACCGCGAACTGGCGAAGAAGTACAACCTGACTTTGCAGTGGATCTACAAAGTGGTGAAAAAGATCCAGCGTTCTGAAAGCGCCCGCCGACAGCTCCCATTATTCTCTATCATTGATGAACCTGAAGCAGTAAAATCACCCCGGAAGTGA